ATGTCAGTCTTTTTTCAGAATTGCATTAATTTGCTGATTGGCATCGTTAAAGCACTTAAAGACATGCTTTTCGATTTGTTTGTGCAGATTTTCAAACTGATTCTTGATTTGATTTTGTTCGTGGTCAATATGCTTTCACTGCCGGTCAAGCTGGGCGGTGGTTTGAATGCGCTATTCACTGGAATGGATAGTTCCATTATGTGGCTGCTTGGTGCCTGCGGATTGGGTGCAGGGTTGGGTTTAATTGGCGCTGGATTTGTATTTAGGCTGACACGAAAAGTATTAACTTTGTTTCAGTGGTAATTTAAATATCAAAGTCAATAACGCATATTTCGTGCCATATCATATTTATTAATTTTGTTGCGTAAATAAAACATGATTATCTTCCATGAAGGTCTGCCGCGTTCCGGTAAAAGCTGGGAAGCAATCCATGAAATGGCCGTACCGGCAATTAAGGCGGGCCGTCATGTTGTCACGAATATCAAGGGCACGAATGCCGCGAAAATTGCTGAGTGCTATCAGCTAGACCCGGAAACGGTTGCATCACTGCTGACGGTGATTGACTGGGACAAGTCGTCCGATATTCACGAATATGCAAAAAATGATGGTCTGGTCATTTTTGATGAAGTGCAGGATTTTCACCCCCAGGGCAAAAAGCTGAACCCGGCACAGGTCGAATTCATCACCCAGCATGGCCAGCGCGGTATTGATGTCGTCCTGTGCGGCCAAGCAATGGGCAATATTCACGTTTTCTGGCGTGATCGGGTGCAGCGGCTGGTCTACTTCCAGAAAATGTCCGCTATTGGCGCTGATGGCCGCTATCAGTGGACGATGAACGAGCGTGTGGGCCCGAAGAAGTTCAACAAGGTATCCAGCGGCATCCGCAAATACGACCCTACAAAATACGGCTGCTACAAGTCACACGCTGACGGCGTTGAGAACAAAGGCAACCTGAAAGACGATCGTGCCAACATTCTGAAAAAGCCGGGCATCCGCTACGGCCTGCCGGTGGCTTTTCTGGTGCTGTGCTTCGCCGTCAATTACGTATGGGGCATCTTTCACAAGCCTGCGGGTGAGACGATTGGCATTAATGCAAAAGCGGCTCACATTGCATCGGCTCCTGCGTCTGATGCCTCTGCACCTGTCGGCCAAGTCGTCCAGGACAAGGCGAAGGACATGGGCAAGTCTGCGGCGGTCGGCACGACGCAATCAGCACTCGAAACAACCAATGTGGATCCGGTGGACTACTTGGGCGGGATGATGGACAAGTATCGGCCACGACTTGCGGCATTCATGCGTATGAAGGGCAGGGAACACGGACTGGTTGAGCTGATGGACGATTCGTACAAAGTGCGTGAGCAGATTCGTCTCAGTGACCTGCAAGCATACGGCTACGGCTACGAATATCGCGGTGACTTCATCGTGATTCGTCGCCTAGACGGCAAAGGTAAGCCTCACACTGTCACGCCGTGGCCGGTTGACCCGTGGGGCCGTGCTAACAATCCGCCAGCCCAGCAGCAAAACCAAACGCAGACGGCACAGCAAAATCAGAAGGGTGACCAGCAGCAGGCTAGGGTGGCCACGCTGGAACTGGAGGATAACGACCCGAAGCCGAACATGTTTGACAAGTATCGGCCGCATTCCAAGAAAGCCATCACGCCCAAACAAGGCTGAGGTCTTGTGCGTCTGCATCCAGCCCGACACCTTCATTGCAGACTGACAAAACCTTCCACATGCACATGGCTATTACAAGCCTCGCCGGGACGGCGTACCCCTAGGGGCCCTGCCGGGACGCTTTCTGTCCCGGTGGGGGTAGGGGTCCTTGACCTGCAACAGCAGGTCTTAGGCGGCGCAGGTCTCCTAGTATGAGCTGCAACCGGCTCTCATTAAATCGTCATGCGCGTCTGCCGACTTTTGCAGTAGGCCGCTTTCCTTGTCGTTATTTCTCAATCTGGCATTTAGATTGTCACGTTTCGCCCTGAGCTGCTCGCATGTCGGTCTAGCTGCTTGGTTCATCGCATTTTGTCTTAGTCGTGCTGCCTCTGCTTCTGCTGCCATGTTGACATTGTTTCCCGGCAATATTGAATCGAACGTAGTGCCTGATGGGCAGTATGAGGCGGTTGTTGTGATGAAGGTGTTTCGGTTAACCATGCATTTGAGTACGCCTGCATGACTTGCTGTTGCTGTTGCGATAAGAATTACTGCAGTAATTTTCTTCATGATTCATCTCGGAAAATGTTGTTGACCATCAGTCCGAATCGGGCTTGCCGATCAAGGTTATCACGGTAAAAATCACGCTCCATCATCAGGCGTTCTATAAGCTCGGCCTGCATTTCTACTAGCTTGGCTGCGCGTCTGTATTCTGGTAAGCGGCCAATTTCCTCAGTCAACATTGGTCCCCAGGGCGAATTCAGCCGGTTGCCTTCAATGGTGAATCCGCGCAGTGGCTTCATTTCTTCAAGTTCCTTTTTCTGCTTAAGACAAAGCCAAACGACTTTGGGAACCGGCGTCACGCCTGTTTTCCAGTCCATCCATTCCTGCACACTGACGCCCAGCTCTTTGGCGCTTTTGGTGTCGTCGGCGCTGAACATCAGTTTAGCCAGCTCCATTGCGTTGCATTTGAAGTTGGCGCGGGGGTTCAATCTTTTCAGCATGTCAGTCACAAAAACAAAGCCCCACACGGGGCGGGGCTGTTGATGTTGTTCGGATAAGTCAGGCTGTAAATAGCTGCAAAGTGTTGGAAGTGGGCAACATAGTGTTTCTACGTAGTCTGCGCTTTCTGAGTCTATTGCGTATTTGACATAATATATATTATGCGAACTAGAAGACGCACCCGGACGGCATCACAAAATCATTTACGAAAATACACGTGAATTTACAATTATCCCTGCCGGCGCAAATGACCGTGCATATAACCATAAAGAATGTGAAGCACCGTAATGAACACAAAACAATCTAAAAACGCACCGAAACCGTCCAAAACCACCAAGAAAACCGTTGTATCCAAACAACGCGAGGCCGAGAAGCTACGCCGTCGCGCTGCTGTCTATCTGTCTGAATGGCAAATCGTGACCTGGGGAATGTCCGATGAATCCATTGCACACGACTTGCGTGTACCTGTGGCCACCGTGACCCGCTGGCGACGTGGCACCACGCTTATCCCATGGATGGCCATGGAAATCATGCGTCAGCGCCGTGGCATGTCGCTGCCTGGGGCTTATGAGGAATTCGAGGATTTCATTGTCATGCGCGGCCATGAAGGCGCGGTATTGGTTCCGCCTGGCGCACACTGGAAAGACGGCATCACTGCCCGTGAAGTAAGGAATTGGTGGCTGCTCAGACAGATTGTGTCCAGCGCGCTGTTCCGTAAAAGGCCCCGCGCCGAGCTTCCTGCTGTCCCTGCCCACCATTTAATGCAACCTGCTGCCAACGATTCGGCCAAGCCGATGTCAGATGTTATACCGTTCCCACTTTGATGGTGGCTGTAAGCGTTGAAGGATAACGCCACCGATCACCGTGGCCAGCACGGCTAATACCAGCGTCTTGGCTGCGGTTTTCACGCTAACACCCCCTGCATTCTGTCAAGCCGCTTATGCGCTTGATCAACGTCCCGGCGAAGGTAACGCAGTTCCACACGCACGCCACCCCACGCCACCAGCCCGGAAACCACGCCAGTCAGCAAAATGGGCAGCAGTTCAGCCATTGACACGCTCCGGCATGAAAATAGCGATCAGGCCCGCCAGAATGGCCGGAACGGCTACCGCTGGCGGCTGGCCAGCAGCCAGACCCGCCGCATTGCTGATTACAGCGGCCATACCTGCAGCGCTGGAAGGTTCTTTCAGTCGATTCAGAAAACCCATGTTTACCCCTACGGTTTAAAGTTGATGTTTTGCCAGCCGGCAAGCGCCGGCCCACTTGCAGCGGGTTGCCCCGCACCACTGGAAGCAATGCCCCCAGCACTACCACCCTGCCCGACTGCCGGCGCTGCCGCCGCCGTCTGCTGCTGGGTGCCAAACTTCCACCACACAAACGCCATTGCTGCCACTAGCAGCCATTGCTCGTTGCTCACCCTGCCCCCTTTACCGCCAGATCACGCCAGATACGTGACTTGTTGATTTGTGCGTTCGCTGTGGTCACCGCATCCGAGTGGCTGGGCTTCACATTGCTGAACGTGGAATTCTTGCCGGACAGCCAATCCGCAATGGCTTGGTCTTCATCCGGGTGCATCCACTTGTAGACCTGGGTGCCAATCGACTCGCCCTTGTCCACCACGCCCAGCCACTGCAGCACGGTGTCGCTGCTCTTGTACGCGATGTTATTGGGGCTGGTCGGATTGATCGCGCCGTTATCCAGCGCGTCAGAAACCTTGTCGATGACAACCGGCACGGTTTCTGCGGTCTTTTTGAGGACGTAGACGGCGACAATGCCACCGGCCAGCGCCAGCCAGCCCATGGGCGGAATGGCTTTCAGGATGTTGTCAGCGGCCATTGCCTACATTCCAATACGGTTCATCATCAATCACGGTGTACGACGCGCCTTCCGGGCCGCCAGCATTGGCAAAGATGCCAGATGGCCCCTTCATGTCAGTTACACCATCCCCGTTCGAAAATGACTCCATCGCACCACCCTTTGCCGTGTCGTCGGCAAATACCTGCTGGATTTGCTCCCACGACGCACCGGCTTGCAGGGCAAAGCGCTTCATCGCCGTTTCCATGCGGTCTTTGCTGCTACTGTCATCAGACTGAAAAATGCCATGCAGCGGTGCAGACAGCCCGTCCAGTAGATCATTGACCGGCCCGCCATCTTGCTGCAGGCGCTTGGCCACCATGAAGCCCACGAACGCCAGTCCCGCGACCACCAGCAGGGTTTCCATCTGTTTGCTATTTGCCATATTCATCAGCCGTCAATTACGCAAGGCGCATAGCTTACAGCACGTCAGCGTCGGTTTGGTTGGCTTCTTCATTGGTGTAGCCGTCCACCACGATCAGGCCATATTTGCGGGTTTCACCCGGCAGCGCCTTCTTTTGGCCAGCCAGATACTTGGATACGTTGCCTTCGCCCCAGTTGTAGGCCCAGACGGCTTTTTTCCAGTCACCGAATTTCTTGAACAGCTGCGCCAGATAACCCATGGCCTTGTCAGCCGATTGGGCCGGGTTGGTCGGGTCAACGCCCAGCGCCTTGGCCGTGGCGGGCATGAACTGAAACAAGCCCATCGCGCCGGCACTGGACTTTTTCTTGCCGCTGATTACATTGGGGTCAAAATTGCCGGATTCCTGCTGTGCCTGGCGCAATGCCAGATCAATCGGTACGCCCCATTTTTTGGCGGCATTGGCAATCATGGTGTTGTAACCCTTGTCGGTCGGCACGCGACCGCCGCCGCCGAGTACCGGCAAATCCTGCCCTGCTTTATCTGCGGTGCTATATGCACCAAATCGGTTAGCCATTGCTTACCTCCTGTTCGATACGCCATTGGCCGCCCTGCTCTTTGGCAATGCCGGTTTCCCAGTAGTCGGGTTGATAGATTGCGACCTGGCCAGCCTCGACGGCGGGCGGTTGGTCAAACGTGCTGTCTGCCGGCACGATGAAAGTGCCGGGCTCAAGCGCGCATTCGTCGGCAAGGCCGGTGCACAGATAGCGCCCGGTTGCCGGGTCATAGTGATAGATGGTTTTCAT